ATGAAAAATAATAATGATTATGGCTCAATTTCAAACAGGCGAAGAGCCACGCCCAAACAGCTAAAAAATATCGTCACTGCTTGCAGTAAAGCTTCCAACCTTCCAAAGGGTGGAACGTGGTCGATTATTTGGCATGCTTTAAAAGCACTTTGGAACGGCAAAAATGACGTTTATTTCAAAGGCTTTTCTAAAGCACACACAAATGGAGAGGCGTACATTGTCCCAGTCGGGAAAAGTGTGACTCATGGTGATGCAACTAAAGCAATGGAAGCTTACATAGCCGGAAAGGAATACAAAATCCCCGCGCGGTTTTTGAAAGCAATTAGAGCAGAGATTGCAGAGAGGGCAGAAGCATGAAAATACGAAAAAGAAGCTCACTTACTGGCATCGTTTCTGAAATGAATATCGATGTAAATCAGGACGTTTATACCTTTTGGGAATTATCACCCGTACAAACACGCCCGCACGTTCAAGATGCCTTCCCGTTGCTGACACCGGATGAAAGAGAATTTCTTTTGACCGGCATCACACCGGAAGAGTGGAACGGATTATTTTCAGAGCATGATTTCATCCTAGGCAGTCAGTCTTAGCCCCACAATAAAACATTCGTTTTAAAAGCCCTTACATTCCCGTAGGGGCTTTTTTTTATGTCCGGCATATCATCCTCCGGGAAGAGTCCCAAAAGCCCTTAAAAGTGAAAAGGCAGCATAAGCCCGAATTCTTCGCGTGCGTGCGTGTATGCGTGCGTATAACGTGCGTGTTATGCGTGTGTGCGTGTATGCGTGCGTATAACGTGCGTGTGTGCGTGCGTGTGCGTGTGTGTGAGCCAGTCAAACTTCAGGGCTAGTTAACAATCACCACCAAAAACGCCACACAAGGGGCTTAATTTGCTGTTTTAAGCCTTTGGAGTGATAGAGCCATACATACCCACATGGGAGGTTGTAAAAAGTCTTAAATCGTTGATGATTGGCAAGATATGCAAAATTCTTTGGTGTTTTCTCTTATATTTTTCCTGCATAAATTCCACAATTTAACTGTAAATTTCACATCAAAAATATTACAGGTTTCAGAGACTAAAAAAGGGACACAAAAAGCCTTAAAAAACTTGTCGGATTCTGTGAAGTTTTCAGAGATTTAAAAGGCTCTATAAATTATATAGGGTAGGCAGGATGACCACCCCCCCTAGGGTATATATATGCACATGCTCGTACATTTTCAAGGATTTTGAAGTGTTAAGCAGTTGCTACAAAGGACTTGCAGGCTAAGAAAGTAGGGTAGGTATTCAACCCCCTGCCACACAAGGGTTATTGTACACTCTAGAATCCATTTTGTCAAGCAAAATATTTTCTAGTTGACAAAAGATACATTCTCGTGTATAATGATGGAATGAATTTACCTAGTACTAAAAGAAATCTCACTGAAAAACAAGAAGATTTTCTTAATAATCTAATTGAAACTCAAGGAGACTTGAAACTTTCAGCAGAACTTGCAGGATATTCAGGCAATCACTACCAAGTTATTAAAAGTCTTAGACATGAAATAGTTGATTTAGCCAGCAATATCCTAGCAAAGGAAGCACCAAAGGCTGCCTTCAAACTTATTGAAGTAATGGACAGTGATGAATCTATCCCACAGGCTAACACGAAGTTACAAGCTGCGCAGACGATATTGGATAGAGTAGGTATTTCTAAAACAGAGCGATTAAAAGTAGACCACAATGTTACTGGAGGTATATTCATATTACCTGAAAAGAAAACAATAAACATAGAGGCAGAAGAAATTGAATATGAAGATATTCATAACTGAGTACGAACAAAAGGGAGTAAAGTACTCAGGCGTAAATATATATGCAGACTCCGAAGAGAATGCAGAAAAAATTGCGGATAGAAATAATCTAACAATTATAGGGGAAATACTAGAAATTAAATTTAAACCTGAGATTGAAGAAGAAATGGCTCTACTATTAATAGAAGAAGATGAAAAAACGTTACATTAATGACTAAGATATGGCGTAAAAAAGAATGGGAGTTTGAAAACTTCTGTCGTATGTTATACGATGAAAACTGTAGTGAAAGATGGGAGTATGGTCAAGTACCATATGCTTCCTTTAAAGAATATTATAATAAACATAAATCATGGCTAAAAGAACAATACAAACTTTCTTAATTTTTTTAAGAAGAAAAGAAATACTACAAGAAAATCATTTAGAAAAAGTAAAAGAATCTTATCTTGAACACTTTATTTTTGCTACAAAGATAGGCGTTAAACTGTTTGGCTATGGTCTAATGTCTTTGTTGCATGGAATTTTGCCTATGTTTTTCCCAAGATATGTAAGTAAAAAAATTATTATTTTATATAATAAACTAAACATAAGACGTATATAATGACACAAATAGGTAATAATTCACATCCTGTTGTTATGAAAAATAAAAAAAAGGGAATAGAAAAATAATTAGTTCAGCAAGTAAAATGACTCGTGAAGAACGAGAAAGATATAATAAAAATTGGGATATAATTTTTGGAAAAGAAAAGCATACTAGTAGCTAAGAAAGAGTTTGACTTTCTTTTATCTGAAATTACTCGTTATCGTTTAATGTTTAGGATATTGTTTTCTTATTTACTTATAGATATTTGTATACATTTTGATTTATTAACTTAATATGCCTCCTATTAAATTTAAACCTACTGAAAAAAATTACGATAGACGTAGTGGAACATATACAACTCAACACTATTATATGAAAGGAACGTCTAAAAAAGATTTGTTTGATTATATTAATTCAAGTAATGCCAAACCAAAAAGAATACATGGGATTTTAAAAGAACTTAAACGAAGAGGAGTTAAAGTCTTATGGAAATAGACCAAGAGAAGTTAAACATGCAGGTTCATAATCTTCCTGCAGTGGTTATGTTAGAATGTCAATTGCCTGATAAGATTGTATCAGACATGAATGAATACTTAGACGAATACAAAGAAACAGCAGAGAAGAAGTCATTGGCTGGAACACTTGTAGGTCAGATACATCAAGGCGAACAACTCTTAATGGACCACAAGCATCCACTTCTTGCAGACTATTATCGCTTTATAACCACAATGGGTGTCATGTATCTTGAATCGTTTATGAATATTACAGGCGTAAGGTTTGAACCCATCACTGTAGACATCGATGAACTGTGGTCCGTACACAGCTTTGAAGGAGATTACAATCCAATACACGACCACGGCACTAAAACACTTATGGGAATCAGTTCAGCTTGTTGGACAATGGTTCCAGAACAAATAGGTAAGCTAGGAGAAACAGGCACAGGCAACGCAGAGAACTACAGTCTTTATAATGACTCAGGTGCTTGCGATGGCTTCTTGGCTTTTACGTATGGTCGCAATGAGATTATGAACACCAAAAGACTGCGACCACCGCAATCAATTACATTACAGCCTAAAGTCGGTAGACAGTTGATGTTTCCATCTTGGATGCAACACATGGTCTATCCGTTCTTTGGTGAAGGAGAAAGAAGAACGATTGCTTCAAATTTAAATTGTTGGAAACAATCAGAACTTAATAATAATAAAGGTAAATAAACATGAAAGATAATTTTAATAGAACAATGAACTTTTGGAACATGGGATTAACCGATTGGTTTAAGACTACGTTTCTAGGCTACGAAGAAGTTAAAGTACGCACAAGAAATAAGAAAGGACATTTTGTTAAAGATGACCCTAAGACAAAAAAGAACGAAGCCTATAAAAGAGTAACAAAACCTAAAACTAAGAAAAAAAAGAAATAGTTCTTGAAAAAAGATTACATAAAAAAGAAAAGTAAGACTATTCCTTTTGGGTATGCTCTTAGTGAAGTCGAGGGTTGGTTAAAGCCAATCCCTTCTGAACTAGAAGTATTAGAAAAATATTCTCAAGAAGTCCTAGAAAATAAACAATCTTTAAGACAAGCTGCTGAATTAATTACAAGTGAAACAGGTAGAACTTTAAGTCATGTAGGACTTTCTAAAATTATAAAAAAATCCGAACCTAAAAAAATGGGGAGACCTAAAGGGTCTAAGTCTACTTATACTTATTCTAAAGTTCAACAAAGAAAAAATAAACTTAGTAAGCAGAAGAAAAAACTTAGTAAAGAAAAAGATAAACTAGTAAGAAAACAAAAAAAACTTCAAACAGAAAGTAAAATTTTAGAACAAGCTACTTCTAAAAATAAACTAAGTACTGGTAAAGTTATTTCTGAAAAAGAATTAAAAACAACCACAGAAAGTTTACAAGAAGAATTAAAAGATAATGTTATTTTTTATCCTAATGAAGGACCACAAACTGACTTTTTAGCTGCTTCAGAAAAAGATGTATTATATGGAGGAGCTGCTGGAGGGGGTAAAAGTTTTGCTATGTTAATAGACCCCTTACGATACTGTCATAAAAAAGCGCATCGTGCTTTGATACTTCGTAGGTCTATGCCCGAACTAAGAGAGCTTATAGATAAGTCTCGTGAATTATATCCACAAGCATTTCCCGGCTGTAAATTTAGAGAAGTAGAAAAACTTTGGAACTTTCCAAGCGGTGCAAAGATAGAGTTTGGTTTTTTGGAACGAGATGCAGATGTATATCGTTATCAAGGACAAGCATATAGCTGGATAGGTTTTGACGAAATTACTCACCTACCTACGGAGTTTGGTTGGAATTACTTGGCTTCACGTTTAAGAACAACTGACTCTAGTATAGAAACATACTTACGTTGTACAGCTAACCCCGGAGGTGTAGGCTCACATTGGGTTAAAAAAAGATATGTGTTACCGTCAGAACACAATACTTCTTTTGAAGGAAGGGATGGTTTAACAAGAAAATTTATACCTGCTAAGTTAGAAGACAATCCTTATCTTGCGAAAGATGGAGTATATGAAAAAATGCTAATGTCTTTACCTCCTATCCAACGCAAACAATTATTAGAAGGTAATTGGGATGTAGCAGAAGGCGCAGCTTTTGTAGAGTTTGACCCAACTACACATGTAATTGAACCTTTTTCTTTACCTATGGGATGGGAAAGAGTAAAAGCTATTGACTATGGATACGCATCTGAGTCTTGTTGTTTATGGGGAATATTAGATATTAATGATAAAACATTGATAATATATAGAGAATTATACAGAAAAGGGTTGACAGGAGAAGAATTAGGCTCTATAATAACAGAAATGGAAATGGATGACCCCTTTTCAGTAAATGGTGTACTTGATACTTCTGCATGGGCTAAGACAGGAACGACTGGTCCAACAGTAGGAGAAGCTTTAGTTAAGCAAGGACATAAGCTTCGTAGAGCAGATAAAAATAGAATACAAGGAAAAATACAAGTACATGAATATTTAAAAATAAAAGATAGTGGAAGACCAAAGTTACAAATTTTTAATACTTGCCCAAATTTAATAAGAGAATTACAAAGTATTCCATTGTCTAAAACTAATCCTGAAGACGTAGACACAAATGCTTCAGACCATGCATACGATGCTTTGCGTTATATGATTATGAGTCGACCAAGAATACAAAGTCCATTTGACAGAATTAGAAATTTAAAAAAAGAACAATTATATAAACCTTCTGATTCTGAATTCGGATACTAGACATGGCTGACAACGACAATACATTTCTAAATGCTAATAATCTTTACCAAGATGTAGACGGTGAAGTAGGTAAAAATTTAAACTTAGAAGAAAATCAAGTTGTTAATTTAGTTGGGATTGTTAAAGGTAGATTTGCGCAAGCAGAAGATTCTAGAAAAAAAGATGAGTCTCGTTGGTTAAAATCATATGAAAATTATAGAGGTCTCTACCATAAAAAAGTTAAATTTAGAGAGTCTGAAAAGTCTAGAGTATTTGTTAAGATTACTAAAACAAAAGTACTTGCTGCGTTTGGGCAACTTGTAGATGTAATTTTTGGAACAGGTAAATTTCCGATAGGAATTTCAGAAACTAAATTACCTGAAGGTGAAAAAGAAAATGCATATCTAGATACAGATAATCCGACACCTAGCATTGAAAATAATTTAGGTGCTGAGCTTCCTGAAGAAGAAGAAGTAGATGGTAACTCATGGGATTATGGTTTTGCGGGAGATGGTAAAGTATTAAAACCCGGAGCTACTTTAGGAACAGGAATGTTTGAAGATAGCTTAGAAGACCAAGCAGAAGATAAAGGATTTCTGCAAGAAGGATTAAGCCCTTTACCAAATATACCTGAGATTAAGCCTGCTCAAAAAGCAGCAAGAAGAATGGAAAAACTTATCCATGACCAAATTGAAGAATCTAATGGGTCTTCAGAAATAAGAAATGCGTTACTTGAATCAGCTTTATTAGGAACTGGCATTGTTAAAGGACCTTTTAATTTTAATAAACAATTAAATAATTGGGAAGAGTCTGAATCAGGAGAAAGAAAATATACACCTACTTCTGTCAGAGTTCCTAGAATTGAATTCGTTAGTTGTTGGGATTTTTATCCCGACCCTTCAGCAACAAACATTGAAGAATGTGAATATGTAATTCACAGACATAAACTAAATAAAAGTCAATTAAGACAACTGCGCAATTTACCTTATTTTGATAGAGATGCAATCAGAACTTGCATTCAAATGGGGGCAAACTATGAAGAAAAAGGATTTGAAAGTCAATTAAAAGATAATAATCGAGAAGATGATTACAATCCAAACTTTGAAGTTTTAGAATATTGGGGAATAATGGATGCTGAATATGCCCGTGAAGTTGGTATTGAATTAGATGAATCAATAGATGATTTAGATGAAGTACAAATTAATGCATGGGTATGTGGAACATCTTTATTACGAGTAGTAATAAATCCATTTGCTCCGTATAGAATTCCTTACCTATCATTCCCATATGAAAGAAATCCATATAATTTTTTCGGCATAGGTGTAGCTGAGAACATGGATGATTCACAACAAATTATGAATGGTCATGCGAGAATGGCTATAGATAATTTAGCATTAGCAGGTTCTTTAGTGTTTGATGTAGATGAATCAGCTTTAGTAGGTGGACAAACTATGGAAGTTTATCCCGGAAAAGTATTTAGAAGACAAGCAGGAATGCCCGGACAATCTATATATGGTTTAAAGTTCCCAAATACTGCTCCTGAAAACATGATGATGTTTGATAGATTTAGACAACTCGCAGATGAACAAACAGGAATACCTTCGTACTCACATGGACAAACAGGTGTGCAAAGTATGACAAGAACAGCATCAGGCATGTCAATGTTGCTAGGTGCTTCAAGTTTAAATATTAAAACTGTTGTAAAAAATTTAGATGATTTTCTATTGAAACCTTTAGGTGAATCGTATTTCCAATGGAACATGCAATTCTTTGAAGGTGATTTAGATGTTAAAGGTGATTTAGAAGTTAGAGCTAATGGAACCAATAGTCTTATGCAAAAAGAAGTAAGAAGTCAAAGATTGACTATGTTCTTACAAACTGCACAAAGTCCGGCTATTGCACCGTTTGTTAAGATTTCTAAATTGGTTAGTGAACTTGCCTATAGCTTAGATTTAGACCCTGAAGAAATACTAAACGACCCTGAAGAAGCAGCTATCATGGCACAAATTATAGGAATGCAAAATGCTCAACAAGAACCTAGCCCTTCGCCTGAAGGCGTTGGTCAGCAACAAGGAAACATGGGAAGCCCTGAAGGAACACCTCAACAACCTCAAGACCTTGGACCTACAGGCACTGGCGGTGGCAACATCGGAATCGGAAATGTTCCGGTTGCAGGGGAGAGTGAATTCACTGGTACGGTTGGAACAGCTCCCTGAACAAGTTAAAGAAGCAATACATAGGAGATAAAAATGGCATCAATACTTGATAAAACCTTTAGACCTTTTCTAGAGTCTGTAGCTAGTAAACAAGCAGAGTCTAATCCTATAAGCAGTACTAGTGTAAGTGCAAATACTATGAATACACAAGGAGTAGGTTCTTTATTAGATAGAGAAGGTTTTAATGAGGGAGGAGAATTAATGCCTGAACAAGAGACACACACAATGCCTGACGGTACAGAAATGCCGGGGGCAACACACGAAGAATATGAAAAAACAATGGCTGAAGAAAGCATGATTCCTGATGAAGAAATGGAAACAGAGTACATAGATTTTATTATGGATGAAGCTTTAATTGAAAGCGAACAAAATTATTTAATGGAAAAATTAAGTGCAGACCCACAACTAAGCGAAATATTTGACAAAGTTGTTGAGGTTGCATCTGAATATTCAGGCGCTGGACCTGTTGAAGGTCCGGGGTCAGGAATCTCCGATTCGATACCCGCAAGGTTATCTGATGGGGAATTTGTTATCACTGCAAAAGCTACTGAAGAAATAGGACCTGACAATTTAGACAGGCTTATGGGAATGGCAGAAGAAAATGCAAATAACAGAAAAGCAATGAGGGATGGAGGACAACCTGTAAATACAGGACTTCTTAAAAACTCTTATGAGGAAGAAGAAGCTTTAGGCTCAGAACAAGCTGTTTCAAAACAAATGCTTGAAATGAATCCTAGATTATATATCAACCCTAGATTGCTATAATCAGTAAAGCTACCCTATTATAGGCACTTTACTACAACATAAACCGAAAGGCTACCTTTACAAGACAAGCCCTGTTCTGCAGAAACAGCTACCTTGTTATCGAAGCCCTGAGTAGGAGGAAAGAAAATGGCTAATAAAAGTCAACAAGAGGAAACGCCAAATCCTTATAACGCTAAAAAAGCATGGCATAAACCTAGTAATGAACAATTTGTTTCATCACAAAATTTATTTTTTGCAAACGAAGCTCCTGAGAGTGAAGAAGAAGAAATAGAAATTGAAGCGAGTATGGAAAAGGAAGAAGTTAAGGAAAAACCTTATAAACGACCTAACTATAAAAAGCGATATGATGACATGAAAACTCATTATGATAAACAACTGAATCAATGGAGACAGGAAAAAGAAGAGTTATTAAACGAAGTCCAAATAAGTAGACCTGAATATAAAGCTCCTAAAACTCCTGAAGAACTTGAACAGTTTAAAGAACAGTATCCCGAAGTATTTGAAGTAGTAGAAACTGTTTCTCATATGCAAAGCGAAGCTCGGACTCAAGAGTTGCAAGAACAATTACATTCTCTGCAACAAAGAGATGCCGATAAAGCTATAAAAGAAGCAGAACAAAGACTAGTGGAAAATCATCCTGATTTAGAAGAAATTCGTAACAGTGGAGATTTTGAAGCTTGGACTAAAAATCAACCCGAAGGAATTCGTGATTGGATAACTAATAATGCTAATGATGCTGAACTTGCCTCAAGAATTTTAGATTTATATAAAAAGGATAAAGGTATGGACACTTCGACTAAAAGAAAGCCATCTTCTAGGAAGACTAGAAAGTCTGCTGCTGATATGGTATCAACTAAAACAACAACAGTTGACCCAAAGCAAGAGAGGATTTGGTCTCAAAAGGAAATTTCTGCGATGAGCATGGATGAATTTGATAAGTTTGAAGACGAAATCAATCAAGCATGGTCTGAAGGCAGAATAATAAACTAAAATAAATCTTAACTTTAAGGAGAAAGTATCATGGCTCAATATTTTGAACCCTCAACAGATACTGATGCTAACTTTGCAAACTCCGTAAGTGGACAAACTAATAGTTTTTTCCTACCTTCCGTTTATTCTAAAAAGGTACTAAACTTTTTCAGAAAAGCAAGTGTAGTTGAAGCTATTACTAACACCGATTATGCTGGTGAAATTTCTGCTTTTGGAGATTCTGTAAAGATTATATCTGAACCCGTCATCTCTGTGTCTGATTACACAAGAGGTAGCGATACTACTGCAACCAAGCTAACAGATGCTGAATCAACTCTCGTTGTTGACAGTGCTAAAGCTTTCAAATTCATCGTAGATGATATTGAAACTAATATGTCACATGTCAACTTTAAAGAAGTTGCTTCTTCTGCTGCTGCTTATGCTCTTAAAGATTCATATGATGCTGCTGTTATTGCCACTATGTTTAGTGGCTGCTCTTCATCTTCACCTGACCATATCATAGGCTCAGACAGTTCTACTGCTGATGCAACTATGACACATGCTACCAACTCTGTTGATATGCTAGGTTCAGATGGAACTGGAGTAGATGCTATAGACCTTATGGCTAGAATGGCTAGACTATTAGACGACCAAAATGTACCTGAAGAAGGTAGATGGTTTGTCGCTCCTCCTAGTTTTTACGAGGAATTGTCTCAGTCCGGTTCTAAACTAATGTCTGTAGACTTTAACGCAGGTCAAGGCTCTATAAGAAACGGCTTAGTTTCAAGTGGTAAGTTAAGAGGATTTGATATGTACAAGTCAAACAATATCGCTGCAACATCAAATGCAACTGGTAAAGTTTTGGCAGGTCATATGTCATCTACAGCAACTGCTAACACTATCCTATCAACTGAAGTCATTCGTGACCCAAGTTCGTTTGGAGATATTGTTAGAGGCTTGCATGTATATGGCGCAAAAGTCCTCAGAGACGATGCATTAATATCAGCTTTTTATCTAATTGACTAATCGTTAATTTTAGAAAGCAAAATAAATGGTGTGTGGGAAGGGAATTTTATGTTCTCCTTCCCCATACTTAGAAAGAGAAAAAAGGAAATAAAATGAGAACAAAAAAAAGTAAAGGTAGTATAGCAACAGCTAAAGCAGCTAGAGATTGGGCTTTTCCGGGTGTTAGAGTTAAATCAAAACGAAAACAAAATAAACCTAAAAAAAATCCTCCAAGACAAAAAAAGAGTAAAGGCGGTTTTATAAAAAATTCAATGCCTAAAGCAAAGCCTAATTAAAAAGAGGAAAGCATGGCAGAGATAGGAAACGAACAAAGACCTGTAATTTTCAAAAATAAGAAAAAAGGAAACAGGAAGCTAATAAGTGCAAGCAGCAGGATGACTGCTCAAGAAAGAAAAACATACAATAAGAATTGGGATAACATCTTCGGAAAACCCCAAAAGAATTTTAACAGACAGAAAGGCTAATGGCAACTACATATTTAACATTAACAAATGAAGTTTTAACGGAGTTAAATGAAATTAATTTAACTTCTGCTAATTTTGGAGATGCGGTAGGTATTCAAAAATTTGTTAAAGAAGCAATTAATAAAGCAATAAAAGATATTGCAAATGAAGAACCTCAACTACCTTTTTTTAGTGCAGGAGTTAGTGGAGGAACAGACCCTTTTTATGGAAACGTAACAGTAGCAAGTGTAGCAGGTACAAGATGGTATCTTTTAAAATCAGGTAGTTCAGGAATTACAACTGATTATTCTTCTATTGATTGGGAAGATTTCTATATTACAACAATAAATGTAAGTGGTGAATCTGCCCCTTATGTTTCAAAAGGATTAAAGTTTTTAACTTTAGATGACTGGACACGTTACTTTAGAGATGTTGAAAATGAAGATGATGCTAGTGAGCAGGTTAGAGGAGAACCTTCGTATGTTATCAGAAGTCCTGATAATAGAAAATTTGGTTTAAGCCCAATACCTGATAAAGTATATAATGTACATTTTTATGCTTATAGTAGTCCAACAGCTTTATCAGCATATGGAGATACAATTGTTTTTCCAGACCAATATGCAAATGTTATCACAGCTAAAACTAGATACTACGTTTATCAGTTTAAAGAAAATTTACAACAAGCTGCTTTTGCATTAGAAGATTATAAAAAAGGAATGAGGCATATGAAATCTAATTTGTTAAATCCTCAACCAAAAACTATATCTGATGATAGGTTGTATTTCTAATGCCAAGGTCACAGCCATATGCAGTGCCTATGACAGGTGGATTAATTAAATCAACTAACTCATTAGAACTATTAAGAACACCCGGAGTTGCTACAAAATTAAGAAATTTTGAAGTAAGTATAGAGGGAGGTTATAGAAGAATTAGTGGGTACTCTGTATTTAGTAGTAGTAGACCTAATACAGATAATGATGTAGAAGGAGTATTTGTATACGCAGACGGAATGATTGCGTGTGTAGGGACAAATATTTATTTTACACAAGATGGAAGTACATGGGTACAAATAAATAGAGATAGTGTATCTGCCAGTGGAGATAATTATAGTACATTTACAGGTAGAAGTACTTTAACTATTACGGGTCAGGACCAATGCCAGTTTGCTTTATATGAAGGTAATACAGATTATGGCGAAGTAATAATTGTAGATAAAAGTGGAAACAATAAACCTTTTTATTTTAAAATGACAGGCACTGGAGATTTAAACACCCGGACTTATTATGCAAAACAATTAACTATTTCAGGAAGTTTAACTGCAAAATTTTCTATTATACATGATAAGCATTTAGTAGTTGCAGGAGACACTACTAATCCTAATACAATATATATTTCGGGAACAAACGATGTAGATAGTTTCTCTAGCACAGGTTCATCTAGTGTTACATTAGAGGACCAAATAGTAGGTTTAAAAAGTTTTCGTAATGAATTATTTATCTTTTGTCAAAACTCAATATTTAAGTTGCAAAATATAAATGATTTAGATAATATAGCTATTATTCCTGTAACAAAAAACGTAGGTTGTGTAGATGGAAACACAATACAAGAGATTGGTGGTGACTTAATATTTTTAGCACCAGATGGTTTAAGAACTGTTGCAGGTACAGCAAGAATTGGTGACGTTGAGCTAGGCACAGTTAGTAAAGCAATACAGCCTTTAATCAATGATATTATGGTATCAACAGATAGTCATCAATTTAGTAGTGTAGTATTAAGAAATAAATCTCAATACCGAATGTATTACTTAAAAAGTAACGATACAAATGCAACTGCTAGAGGAATTATAGGTACATTAAGACCGAATGGTTGGGAGTGGTCTGAAACTTTAGGCATCGAAGCTCCCGCAGTAACTTCAGGATTTAACTCAGCAGGAGTTCAAAAAATATATCATGGAGATAGAAACGGATATATTTATAATCACGATACAGGAAATAGTTTTAATCCCGCAGGAGTATCTACAAATATATTATCTATTTTCCAATCTCCTGATTTTGACTACGGAGATTTAGGAACTTTAAAGACTTTAGATTATGTTAAAGTATTTTTTAGTGCTGAAGGAGAAGTAAACCCAGTATTACGAACAAGATACAATTATGGAGATTCAGACACTCCGCAGCCTTCAGATATTACATTAGCAGGTATTTTACCTCCTGCTTTATTTGGCACTGCTACATTTGCTAATTTTGCTTTTGGAGGAGTAGAAGAACCTTTTGTAAGACAAGCTTTAACAGGAACAGGATATAGTAACTTTTTTAAAATTAGCACGGAAGATACAAATTCAAGTTATACAATTAATGGTTTATATATAAGCTATAGACCTTCAGGAAGATTATAGGAGAAATAAGTGGCACAAAGTTATACAAGACAAAGTACATTCGTAGATGGAGATACAATTACTGCAGCTTTATTTAATAACGAATACAATCAATTACTAAATGCGTTTTCGTATAGTTCTACTAGTGCTTCAAGTACTGGACACAGACACGATGGCACAGCAGGACACGGTGGTAACATACACACAATCGGTGACTTAGACTTTTTAAATAAGATTGTTGCTGACAGCACTAATAATCGTTGGGGATTCTTTGTACAGGTTTCGAGTTCTGCAGTAGAACAAATAAGATTGTCTGATGGTGTATTGGCACCTGTTACAGACAGTGACGTAGACTTAGGTACTTCTTCTTTATACTGGAAAGATGCTTACATAGATTCAATAACTACTACAGGCAATGTCGCAATTGGTGGAAACTTAACAGTTACAGGCAATGCTACAATAGCAGGAAACTTAACCTTTGGTGATGCAGCTTCAGATACTGTAGCTTTTAGTGCAGACGTAGCTTCTAACTTATTACCAAGTGCTGACAATACTTATGATATTGGTGCTTCAGGTTCTGAGTGGAAAGATTTATACATTGATGGTACTGCAAACATAGATAGTCTTGTAGCCGATACTGCTGATATAAACGGTGGTACAGTTGACGGAGCAATCATTGGTGGTTCAAGCGCAGCAGCCATTACAGGTACAGCCATTACAGGTACAAGCTTTGTAATAGGTTCAGCAGATATAAACGAAGCCGAACTAGAAACAATTGACGGAGTTACAGCAGGAACTGTTGCAGCCTCTAAAGCAGTCGTAGTAGATTCAAATAAAGACATAGGTTCTTTTAGGAATATTACGCTTACAGGCGAACTTGATGCAGGCTCGTTGGATGTATCAGGCGATGCAGATATAGATGGTACATTAGAGACAGATGCCTTATCAATTAATGGTACTGCAATTACATCTACAGCAGCAGAACTGAACATACTTGATGGAGTTACTTCAACTGCTACAGAACTAAATTTATTAGATGGTGTTACAGCAACTACAGCCGAGTTAAATATCCTTGATGGTGTTACTAGTACTACTGCAGAATTGAATATCCTTGATGGTGTAACAGCGACTGCAACAGAACTAAATCTTATAGACGGAGTTACAGCAACAACAGCAGAGTTAAATATTCTTGACGGTGTAACAGCTACAGCAGCAGAAATAAATGCTCTTGACGGCATTACTTCAACAGTTGCAGAACTAAATATTTTAGACGGAGTTACAGCCAGCGCTACAGACATTAACCTTATTGATGGTATTACAAACGGCACAGTTATTGCAAGTAAAGCAATCATTACTGATTCTAATAAAGACATAAGCGGTGGTCGCAACATTACAATCTCTGGAGAACTGGATGCAGCTACGCTTGATATTAGTGGTGATGCAGATATAGATGGAACACTGGAAGCCGATGCAATTACTATCGGTGGAACTACACTTGCAGAAACAATCAGTGATACAGTCGGTGCAATGGTTGGAAGTAATACTGAAACAAACATTACAGTTACTTACGAAGACAGCGACAACACATTAGACTTTGTAATCGGTACACTTAACCAAGACACTACAGGTACTGCAGCTTTAGCAACAACCATTACAGCTTCAGCTAATAATTCTACAGACGAAACAGTTTATCCAACATTTGTAGATGGTGCTACAGGCACACAAGGAATTGAAACAGACACTGGATTTACATATAATCCTTCTAGTGGATTACTTACAATAAGTGGAGAGCTAGACGCAGGAAGTTTAGATATTTCAGGAAACGCTGATATTGATGGAACCTTAGAAACAGACAATCTAACAGTCGGTGGCGCACAAGGTAGTGACGGACAAGTACTGACTTCAACAGGAAGTGGAGTAGCTTGGGAAGATGCAGTTACAGGCACAACAAGTATAAATGGTTTGTCAGACGCAAAAACTTTTGGTACTTCTTCAATTATGATTGGAGATACGACCACAGGAACTATAAGTGGAGCAAACTATAACACTGGTTTAGGTGTTGATGTCTTTGCAGCCTTGACAACGGGTGATTACAACGTAGCTATTGGTTATCAGGCTTTAGCAGCAAACACCACAGCTTCAAATAATATAGCAATTGGTGGCGCTGCATTAGCAGCAAATACCACAGGCACTACAAATATAGCTATGGGTCGTAATGCTCTATATGCTAATACAACAGGAGATAGTAACACTGCTTTAGGACACGATGCACTAGGTCAAAACACCACAGCCGATAACAACACAGCAGTGGGAAAAGATGCTTTAAAAGTAAACACCACAGGAGCATCCAATGTAGCCGTTGGTAAGGATGCTTTAGACACTAATACAACTGGAGCCAGTAATGTTGCTATCGGTATGGATTCTATGGATGCAAACACAACTGGTGGAAGTAATGTAGCGATAGG